TCTTTTTTCGCAGGACCGCGTAATGGATAGGGGGAGGGTGGGTAAGCAATCAAGCTGATAAGGGGTAGATCAAATGGCCAGACCGACAAAACCAACCGCGTTAAAGCTGGTTGCCGGGAACCCTGGCAAGCGGGCGCTGAACAAACAAGAGCCTGACCCGACTTACCTATGCGACCTCACGCCACCCGCCTGGCTGGCACCGGATGCAGCTCAGGTATGGAATGAAATGGCGCCCCTTGCCGCGAAAGCCAAGCTGCTGACCGAAGTGGATGTGCAGGCCTTTGCCATGGGGTGTGTTGCGATCGCTCAGTACCGCCTTGCCACCAGGCGCACGGGCGAAGACGCAGTGAAACGCAAACTCGCGGTTGATGACAAGGGCAATACCTTCACTGATGGTGAGGGCCAACCGGTGTATGCCGGTGAGCACATCAACCCTTGGGCGCTGGTGCAAAGCATGACCTTCAAGCAGGCCATGCTGGTATTCGACAAGTTCGGCATGACGCCGCAGGCACGCACGCGGATCGCACTGCAACCCCAAGGAGATTTGTTTGGAAGTGAAAAAACCGGTACGTCAGGGTACTTCAACTGATCCGGTTTCCAGATATGCCAAGGCGGTCTGCTCTGGCAAAAAAATTGCTGGGCCTCACGTTCGCGCTGCATGCCAGCGTCATCTAAATGATTTGAGTGATGGCCATGAACGTGGGCTGTTGTTTGACAAAAAGTCAGCGCTTCATGCCATTGGTTTTTACCGAGACATATTGAGGCTAAATGGTGGTGAGTTTGAAGGCCAGCCGTTTGAGCTTTTGGATTGGCAGCAATTCATCATTGGCAGTCTTTTTGGCTGGAAATCTGCCGACGGTTACCGCAGGTTTCGTGTGGCCTACGTCGAAACCGCCAAAGGTTCTGGCAAAAGCCCATTGGCTGCCGGGATCGGGATGCTTGGCCTCACGGCAGATGGCGAATCGCGCGCAGAAATCTATGCCGCAGCCACCAAAAAAGACCAGGCTATGGTGTTGTTCCGTGATGCTGTGGCCATGTTCCAACAGTCACCCGAGTTGCGGCAGCGCCTAAAACCATCTGGCACCGGTGAGAGCATTTGGAATTTGGCTTATTTTGAGAAGGGCAGTTTCTTCAGGCCCATCAGTGCAGACGATGGCCAGTCAGGCCCACGCCCCCATATTGCGCTGATCGATGAAATTCACGAGCACCGCAACAACACCGTGGTCGAAATGATGCGCGCCGGCACCAAGAGCCGCAGGCAAGCGCTGATCTTCATGATCACCAACAGCGGAGCCAGCAAAACATCCACATGCTGGAACTATCACGACTACGCCACCCAGGTGGCCGGTGGCACGCGACTTGATGATGCATTTTTCGGCTACGTCTGCGCTCTGGACGAAACCGATGACCCATTCAACAACGAAAAGTGCTGGCCCAAAGTTAACCCCAGCCTACAGGGTGCGAAGTTACCCGGAATCAAGTACCTGCGCGAACAGGTGACCGAAGCGCGAGGCATGCCCAGCAAAGAAGCGCTGGTACGCCGCCTGAATTTTTGCCAGTGGACTGATGCCACTAACCCGTGGATCAGCGCCGACGTATGGCTTGGCGCCGCGCGCGAGTTTGATTGGCGCGACCTGCGCGGCCGCCGGGCTTGGGCAGGCTTGGATTTATCCAGCACCACCGACTTGACCGGCCTGGTGTTGTACGTCGAGCCGGTGGACCCTGCTGAGCCGTGGCACCTGGTGCCCTTTTGTTGGTTGCCAGAAGAAGGTTTACAGCGCAAAGAAGAATTGGACCGCGTGCCCTACCTGGCATGGCGCACCGCAGGGTATTTGGAAACCACGCCGGGCCGGGCCATCAGCAAACTGACGATTGTGAAAAAGCTGGTTGAGCTCAGCAGCTTTTTTGACCTGCAGCTGGTCGGATATGACCGCTGGCGAATCGAAGATTTAAAGGCATTGGCCTCGGACAACGACATTGCGCTGCCAGAAATGCGCGCCTTTGGCCAGGGCTACAAAGACATGAGCCCAGCCATTGAGTCATTTGAAACCGCCCTGCTGAACGGCAACGTGGTGCACCCAGGCAACCCGGTGTTCACCTGGTGCGCTGCCAATGCAGTGGTGGTGTCTGATGATGCTGAAAACCGAAAGCTGAGCAAAGAAAAAGCCACCGGCCGCATTGATCTGATGGTGGCGGCGGTCATGGCTATTGGTTGTGTTGCGGGCGACACCCAAGGCCCATCGATTTACGAAGAGCGCGGCGTTTACTCATTTTGAAAGCTCAATACATGGCAAGTTTTTGGAAAACCCTGACGGGACTGGTGCAGAAAAGCGCCACCCCTGACTGGGGCACCCTTGAGCGCTACATGGCGTGGGCTTTTGGCGGCGGCGCATCGGCCTCTGGCATTGTGGTCAACCCACAAACCGCCATGCAAAGCGCGGCGGTCTACAGCTCAATCAAAGTGTTGGCCGAATCCATTGGCATGCTGCCCATCAACCTCTATCGCAAAGACGCCGGCAACGTCAACACCCTGATGTCGCAGCACCCGCTGCACACCCTGTTGCATGACCAGCCCAACGACTGGCAAACCAGCGTCGAGTTTTGGGAAATGATGGTGGTATCGCTCAACCTGCGCGGTAACGCTTATGCCTACATCAACCGCACCAAAAATGGCCGTGTGGTCGAGATGCTGCCCTTGCACCCTGACATGGTGCGCGTCAACATGGGCACCAACTGGACGTTGGAGTACCAGATCACCATGCCAGACTCGACGTTTCGCACGTTTTATGCAGGTGAAATCCTGCACATTCGCGGCCTCACGCTCAATGGCTGGATGGGCATCAGCCCCATTGCCTATGCCCGTGAGTCAATTGGCCTGGCCTTGGCCACTGAAAAGTTTGGTGGCCAACTGTTTCGCAACGGGGCCAAGATGGGCGGCGTGCTAGAGCACCCTGGCAAGTTGTCAGAAGACGCTTACAAGCGGCTAAAAAGCAGCTTTGACGAAGCCCATTCGGGTGAAAACGCTCACAAAACCGCGCTTTTAGAAGAGGGAATGAAGTTTTCCAAGGTCTCCATGAGCGCTGATGACAGCCAGTTTTTGGAGACGCGCAAATACCAGCGCAGCGAAATCGCTGCCATCTTCCGCGTGCCGTCGCACATGATCAATGACCTGGAGAAGGCCACCTTCAGCAACATCGAGCAAATGTCGCTCGAATTTGTCAATTTCTCACTGACGCCCTGGTTGGTGCGCATCGAAAAGTCAATCAAGCGCGACCTGTTCACGCCACAAGAAAAAGCCACCCTCACCGCAAAATTCAACGTCGCCAACCTGCTGCGCGGTGACGCCGCCAGCCGGTCTGCCCTGTACCACAACGGCATTTTGGATGGCTGGATGACCCGCAATGAGGCCCGCGCCGCTGAATCGTCGGTGGGCATTATCTTCAACCCCATTGAAGGTCTGGATTTGCCCCTGCTGCCGCTCAATATGACTGATGGCACCGACGACCCGGACGAACAAGCCGACGAAGCCGAGGGCGAAAAGCCAGGTGCAGTGGTGGAACCCACAAAAGAGGGCGAAGACATTGGCAAAAAGATGCTGGAGGCCATTCGCGCCATGCCCCCCGCGGTCAACAACATCCACGTGGAGCAACCCCACATCACCGTTACCCCGCCCAACGTCAACGTCACAGTCGAAAAAGGCGGATCTGTCGCCTTCACCACCGATGAAAACGGCGAAATTATTGGCGCTGAAATCGCTTAAGGACACGCAAAATGGCAAAAAATACCCAACTCGCGAATGCCACGGTCAACGGGCAGGGCGACAACCTGGCCGCGCGCCTGAACAACGGGTATCTGAGGCTCTACACCACCGCCCAGCCAGCCAATGCTGACACTGCCCTGGGTGCGCAAACGCTGCTCAGTGAGCACCGGTTCAGCGCCACCGCAGCACCGGCCACCAGCGCCGGGGTGATCACATTCAACGCCATCACCAGCGCCACGGCCGGCAACACCGGCGTTGCCACCTGGTTTCGCGCGCTGGCATCAGACGGCACCACGGTGGTCATGGATGGCAACGTCGATGTCACCGCAAACACGCCCAACCTGGTGCTCAATAGCACCAGCATCAGCAGTGGCGCCACGGTAACCATCAGCGCGTTCACCCACACCGTGAACAAATCAACTTCTGGGCTGTAAACCATGGCAGCAAAAACCGATTCCACCGTCGTCCTTCCTCTTGATACAGGAAACACCGGAAAGATCATTCGCACGAAACGGAGTGTGGTCGGCGCCAACACGGTCGAAGAATATTTCTTCATTCCCTCGTCAGAGCGCAATACGCTGGGGCAGTACAAGTTCTCAACAGGCGCACAGGCTATCCCGGCAGCTGTACATACGGGTACGACTGGTTTTATATTTTTGGTGAATCCCGCGAGCAACTCCGCTACTGGCACCTACATGGCAATTGACCGTGTGACCCTCAAGCAAAACTTCAGCACCACGCTCGCGGTTGACTTGATTGCACCGATCATACGGGCCAGCAGGTTCACGTTTACCGGAACACTGAGCGCCGCGCAGATCACCCCGGCCAAACGCAAGACCGCTGATGCCGCACCAACGTGCTCTGCATCTCTGCTATCCACCGGGCTGACAGTTACCGTTGGTGCCACGGTGTACGAGTGGATAGGTCAGACGATGGACTTGCTCACTGGTGGTGGCGGTCACTGGTCTGCTCAAACGGACGAGTGGAACCCCGGCGACGAAGATGATGAGCTAATTCTTGCGCCGGGCGAGGGTATGGTGATCTGGTCAACACTCGCTGTCACCACGGGCAACCGCAAGCTAATCACTAACGGCGCCTGGTTCGAGTTCCAATAAGCTAGATCATGGCATTCACGCTCATTGACGGCGTTGTCGCCTTTGATGCGTTTGCCACACCAGCGACAGCCGGAACATTCGTCCTTCAGGACGGTTTAGAGCACGCGCAGTTTGCCGCAGGGCGCAGTGCCACCGCCCAGCCTGTTGATGGCATCCTAGGGTTGACCACGTGGTCTGCTGCCGCAGGGGGCATCACCGGCTCGGCAAGCACAACACAAGGCCAGACAGTCGGAGTTAGTGGTACCGAGTCGTTCAGCTCAACCAGTGCGACAGCGCAAGGTCAGGGCGCAGCGGCTACCGGTGCGCTGGTCATTGCAGGCACGGCTGGCACAGGGCAGGCCCAGACAGCAGTGGGCAGCGGTGGCCAAACGTTTAGCGGTACCGCCTCGAGCGCGCAAGGCCAATCCACTGCCGCCACTGGCGCCCTTAGTTTTTCTGCCAGCGGCGCCACAGCACAAGGTCAGACCACAGCGGCCACGGGGACCACATCGGCCCTTACGTTTACAGGCACGGCGACAACGGGTCAGGGTCAAACAGCAGACGGCAGCGGCACGGCATCTGCAGGATCAATATCGGGCTCCGGATCCACCGGACAAGCACAGACGGCTGACGGATCTGCAGCACTTGGGTTTACTGGTAGCGCCACCAGCGCACAGGCCCAAACCGCAAGCAGTGCAGCAGCCCTGGTGTTTGCAGGAAGTAGCGCAGGATCGCAAGGGCAGGCGGCTCAGGGCGCCGGCACACTGGAATTTACCGGTGTTGGAACAGCCACACAAGCGCAGACGACTGATGCAGCTGGATCAACCACGCTGCAGGCCATCACCGGCGCAGTGGACACAGCACAGGGCCAGACTACATCGGGCACTGATGCCCAACAAATTACGGGCAGCGGCGGAGGCCCAGACCATGGCCGGGTGGTGGCGCTCAGACCGCGTGTTGCGCCCTGGGAGCCCGGACGGCCACCACCTGCTGTTACCGGTGCCGTTAGCACAGGGCAGGGCGCAAGCGCCGGTGCATTGGGTTACTTGGCATATGCCGGGCAGGGACGAGCAGGGCAGTCTGGCGAAGTGATTGCATTTGGGTCTGTGGACAACCGCATTCCCAACAACAGGAAAAAGGCTTACCAACTTGTAGCGCTGTTAGCAGCATGAATAGGAATCAAAAATGACAACTCAACTGAAATACATTGGCTCAATTGATCCATATTTTGAAACTACGGTCACTGGTGCTTCTGTCGTTTGGCACAAAGGAGCAGCCAAACCCGTGCCTGATGCAAATGTGGGGTTGTTAATGGCTACCGGGTTGTTTGCTTATGCAGATAGCACTCCAGTCACCGCTTTCACCAATCCGGTCACCGGGGGGATTGATGGATTGTCGATAAATGGCAAGAAATCCAAGGTAGGTGACGTTCTAATCCAGAAAATCCTTGGCTCTGCATCTGCCGCTATTGCAAAAAACCCGGTTGACACCCCACCACTGACACCCCCTCCAGCTTACGCAACTGGTATCGCATACCAAATCGGTAATGTCGTTACCAATGCAGGTAGCCAGTACATTTGCGGCGCTCAGATGACAAGCTCAACCACTGCGCCAACTGGCACAGGTGCAGCATCCCAAGGTGGGGTTGCTCCGATTGCTGACAGCACAGGATATTGGATATATCAGGGCGCGACACGCACCACAGTTTCTTCACCCTACGCGCCAGTTGTTGGGTACGGGGTGAACAACAATGCTTATGCAAACACAAACGCCTACAGCAAATATGACCTCGTAAATTACTTTGGACGAACCTATACCGCGATTGCTGCGCGTCTGGCAAATCAAGCGGGTGATGTGCAAGGGCAATATTTAGCCGTTGCAGGTTATCAGCTACTTGACCGCTATGACGCAGTAACCAACGCCACATCGTTCTTTTTCTCTGGAGGTGTCCCGACATTGGGAGGAACGGCGACGATTGCAGGGCAGACCATCAACTATGTGACGATGCCATGTGCGAATGGTGGCACAACATTTCCGACAGTCTCGTTTGATACCTCAGCCCCATACATTGTCATCCCTGCTGCAACTGCCTATTCCCCCAACAATGGATTGCGCGTGGAAGTTGATGGTGTTAGGTTGATTGACTCGCAATTGAATAATGCCGCTGGTAGCCAATGTGTTTTGGATTTCAGCGCACAACCAATCAAAAGTAGGACTATTCGCATTGTCAAGCTGGGCGTCTTAGCATCCGTTAACTGTTTTGGAGGTGTGTTTGTTTCTGCTGGTCACAAGGTTTACCCGACAAAGAACCTGAATCGGTATCGCATGGGTTGGGTTGGTGACAGCCTTATTGCTGGTGGTGGATCGCCAGTAATTAACAATCCATCACCTGACATTTCCGTTCCGGGCCAAGTCGGTGCTTTACTGGGTTGTGACGATGTTTGGAATTTCGGAATCGGTGGTACAGGTTACATCGCACCGGGTTCTTTCGTCAACCAAATTGCCCATATCAGTGACGTCATCAACGCCGCCCCTGACATAGTAATCATGGCGGGTGCATACAACGATGGTGGGTACACAGTTGCAGCGCAGACAGCCGCATTCCTCCTTTACATGCAGACGCTCAGAGCATCGCTGCCAAACGTCATCATAGTAGTATCTGGTCAGTGGCAACCAGTAACAGACTCAATCAAGCTGGCAACTGAGGGAGCGTTACTCGCTGCCTTTAATTCGTTTGCTGATGCACGATCAGTCTTTATCCCAGTAATCAACGATCTGGCAGGCGCTTGGAATGATGGCGCAGGGAATGTGACAACGGCAGTTGCATATCCACCGACAGCAACAGGTGGCGCACAGTATTTCACGGGTTCAGATGGAATTCACCAATCGGTTACTGGTGTGGATTACATGGCTCGCAGGTTTGCAACAGCGATTAAAGACAAGTTGCTGACTTTCTCTGCCTAATTTCAATCCCCTCTGCACGCGGCACAAATTAAGGAGCAATGCTCTCATGAACTTCCAAGACGGCAAATTTGAAATCAAAGACGTGTCAAGCACCGGCACCTTTGCGGGTTACGGCAACGTCTATGACGTGGTGGATCAAGGTGACGACATTGTGGCCAGCGGTGCCTTTGCCGACAGCCTTAAAGAATGGGCTACCAAAGGCCGCATGCCAGCCATGCTCTGGCAGCACAACAGCCGCCAGCCCATTGGCGCCTACACCACCATGCGCGAAGACGCCAAAGGCCTATACGTCGAGGGCAAGCTGGCCATGAAGACGCAGCTTGGCGCTGAGTCTTACGAGCTGATGAAGATGAATGCCATTAGCGGCCTGTCCATTGGATTTCAGACGCGCGAAGATTCTTACGACCAGAAGCTGGGCATTCGCACCATCAAAAAAGGTGACCTGTACGAATGCAGCCTGGTCACCTTCCCCATGAACTATGACAGCCGTGTGGCTGCCGTCAAGACTATTGAAGAAATCGGCGATCTGAGCGGCGCCGAGTCATACCTGCGTGAGGTAGGTGGCGTGTCTCGCTCACAGGCGAAAGCCCTTGTTTCACGGATCCATGCACTGGCACGCCGAGAGGGCGCCCCAGCAAATGACCAGTCTGCGGAACTGAAGGCAATCACCGCATTGTTGACCCGGCGCAAAGAGCTGCTCGCAGTTTAGACCGCTTCCTACCTCTGTCCCCGCCGCTATTAAGCGGTTTTTTTTTGAAAGAATCGTATGAAAACCAAGTCCTTTGTCATGCTGGCATTCGCTTTGCTAGCTTCTGTAACCTCTCTGGTGGCCAGCGCCCATGGCGTTGACGTCCAGGCCTTTGTGATGGCGCACCAGGACGTGTTCGGCGGCCTGACCCTCATGTGTGTTGGCGATCTGACCATGATCACCAAGGCAATCGAAGACAGCAACAAGCTGTTTGCTGATTTCAAGACTGCCAATGATGAAAAGCTGGCCAAACTTGAAAAAGGCATTGCCCACTCTGACGAGTTGGCCCGCTCCACCGCCATCTTTGCCGACCTCAGCAAGACGCAAGACGAAATCAAGCGCTCGCTCGAAGACATCCAGGCCAAAGGCAATCGCCCCGGCTTCGGTGGCACAGCCTCTGACGACGAAACCAATGCGGCCGAGCACAAAAAAGCCTTCCGAGGTTACCTGGCAAAAGGCACCGAGGCAGGTCTTTCCGCCATCGAGCAAAAGGCGCTGGCCATCAGCACCAATGCTGGTGCAGACGGTGGCTATGCGGTCCCCAAGGTGATCGACAGCATGATGGAAGCCCTGGTGGTCAATATCTCGCCCATTCGCCAACTCGCGAACGTGGTGCAGGTCTCCACCAACGATTACCACAAGCTGGTGAATTTGAAGGGTGCCGCCTCTGCAGTAGCAACGGAAACCGGCGCTCGCACGGCCACCAATACGCCTACCCTGGCCGACATCACCATCAACTCGTATGACCTGTATGCCAACCCGCAGGCCACACAGCAAATGCTTGATGATGTGTATTTCAATGCCGAGGCCTGGCTGGCTGACGAGCTGGCCGAAGAATTTGGCCGCCAAGAGGGCGCATTGTTTGTGTCTGGTACCGGCACCAACCAGCCCAAGGGCTTGTTGACGCCCACCATGGCCGCCACGGCTGATTCAAGCCGCGCCTTTGGCACGGTTGAGTATGTGCCCACCGGCGTGTCTGCTGGCTGGCCAGCATCCAACCCGGCTGACATCCTGCTCACCCTGGTCGGCAAGGTCAAGGCACGTTACCGCAACAACGCCTCGTTTGTCATGTCCAAGTCGGTCCTGTTCGCCATTGCCGCGTTCAAGGATTCAACTGGCCGCTACATCTTCAACCCCATCACTGCCCCCAACGTGCCCGCCACGTTGCTGAATTACCCGGTGGTTGAGGCTGAAGACGTGCCGGTGATCGCCGCCTCCAGCTACTCGCTGCTGTTTGGTGACATCAAACGCGCTTACACAGTTGTTGACCGCATTGGCACCCGTGTGATCCGCGACCCGTTTAGCAACAAACCATATATCGGCTTCTACACCACCAAGCGTGTTGGCGCTTCGGTGGTCAACTCCGAAGCCTACAAGACCCTGAAATTCTCGGTGTCCTGATCGTCCCACGGGTTGCAAAACCTTCAAGCCACCGGCTTATCCCCGGTGGCTTTTTTATTCCCCATTTTTTGGAGCGCACCTATGCGAACCATTCACGTATGCGTGGACTTTGATGTCCATAAAGCTGGCGATCACATAGCGGTTGAAGACCAGGTGGCGTGTGACGCCATCGCACAAGGCTTGGCCGTACCCAGCGTTGACGAAATTGAAAAGGCCTTTGACCCGGTTGAAGAAAACCGCGCCCTTGACGCCGCCCCCGAGGTCAAATAATGCCCAGCGTATTGGTCACCGGCCCGTCAGTTGAGCCAGTCAGCCTGGCTGAGGCCAAGCTGCATCTGCGTGTGGACATCACTGATGATGACACGCTCATCACTGGCTTGATCATTTCTGCCCGCCAGCGTGCTGAGGTCATCACCCGCCGGGCGCTCTGCACGCAGACCTGGAAACTGGTGCTTGACCAATTCCCTGCGCCTGGCCAAAACGTGGGCAGCGCCAACTGGTATGGCCCGCAGTGGGGCAACAGCCCTGGACCCTTGACCACGCTGCGTGCCGATGGCCGCACCGGGTTTGAAATCTTCCTTGACCACAGCCCGGTAGCGTCAGTTGATTCGATCAGCTATGTGGACACCGATGGCATCACGCAAACGCTGTCATCTACCCTATACAAAACCGACTTTGTGACTGAGCCCTGCCGCGTGGTGCCTGCTTACGGCACCACTTGGCCTGGCACCCGCAACGAAATCAGCGCCGTCACGGTCAATTACACCTGTGGTTATGGTGCTGCTGCCGCCGTGCCCCAAAGCATCAAGCAGTGGATGCTGTTGCGCATTGCCGCTCTCTATGAAAACCGCGAAGAGGTCGCCTCTGGCCGTGGCATTGTGGCCATTGATATGCCGTTTGCTGATGGCCTGTTGCAAGACTACCGCATTCAGACGTTCTAGCCATGTTTGATACCCGCCCCGGTGATTTGCGCCACGTGGTCAGTCTAGAGCAGCGCAGCGCTTCGGTTGACGCCTATGGCCAACAGTCCACAGTATGGACCAGTCTGCTGACAACCCGCGCCCGCATTCAGCCGGTGGATGCCAAAGAGCAATTGCAAGCCAACCAATACCAGGCGCAGGTTAATCACAAGATCACCGTGCGCTATCGCACCATTTTTGATGATCCACAGCTGGCCGCCATGTACCGCTTGGTATTCCGTGGCCGCAAATTCAACATCACCGGCAGCATGACGCTGGACGAGCGCCGCATTTACGTCACCTTTTTGTGCACCGAGGGCCGCAGCGATGGTTGAAACCGAAGTCACCATCACCGGCCTAAAAGAGCTGCAAACCGCGCTGCGCCAGTTGCCCAAAGAGATTCAAGGAAAGGTGCTGGCTCAAAGTTTGCGCGAGGGCGCCAAAGCCATCATCAAAGACGCCAAAACCCGCGCCCCACGGGCTGATTCGCCCCACTTTGTAGGCAAGGGAAAAGAGCTGGTGGAACCCGGCAACATCGCGCGTAACATCCAAGTCAAGCGCGTCAAAAATACCGACAGCACAGCCACCGTGAGCATTGGCGTGCGGTCAAAAGGTAAAGGCGGAAAGAACGCCTTTTACTGGCGCTTTCTCGAATTTGGCACCCAGTTCATTGCCGCCCGGCCTTTCATGCGCCCGGCGTTTGAATCCAAAAAAATGGACGCTGCCAACGCCATCAAAGACGCGCTGCGCAAGCGCATTGATGCCGCTGCGCTGAAACTGGGGCTTAAAAAATGAGCATTGGCACCGCCATATTTACCGCGCTTGGTGGCTACGCGCCGCTCACCGCGCTGGTGGGGACACGCATTTACCCGGTCATTGCGGCATCGCAAGTGGCCTACCCCTACGTGGTTTATTCCAACGTCTACGCCACCCCGCAAAACAGCCTTGGCGGCTGGTCGGGGGGTGATAACCAGCGCCTGCAGGTGGACTGCTGGGCCAAGAGCTACGCCGCCGCGAACGATGTCGCAGACCACGTTCGCGAGGCATTTGCACAAACCAATGCCAGCTACCGAGGGGTATGCATTGGTGTGTTGGATGGCCCGGTGGAGGGTGGGCTTGATCTGTACCACGTCATTGTGGAATTTTCTCTCTGGACTTCTTGATTTTTAACCCGAAAGGACTATTACCATGTCTTCAAATGCCATCAGTGCGCAGGGCAGCACCCTGCAAATCGCCACCGGCACCGGTGGTGCCAAAACCATCACTGCCATCACGCAGGGAAATCCGTGCATCGTCACCAGCGCAGCGCACGGCCTGGCCCGCGGTGATCGTGTGACCTTTGCCGCCATTGCGGGAATGACCAACCTCAACGGCCTCACGCAGACGGTTGAATACGTCACCTCCAACACCTTTGCCTTGTACGGCGTTGATTCCAGCGCGTTTGGAGCCTATACCTCCGGCGGCACTGCCACGCCAGTGACCTTTACCGCCGTCAGCGAAGTGGTGAGCTTCAGCGGCTTTGACGGTCAGGCCAGCGAGATCGACGTGTCAGACCTCAACAGCGTGGCCAAAGAGTTCAAGCTCGGCCTGGTGGATTCGGGTGGCTTTACCTTCACCATGAATACCCTGCTAAGTGATGCTGGGCAGACTGCCGTGCGCACCAGCCGAGACACCTCCACCAGCCGCCAGTTCAAACTGACGCTGCCCAGCGGCACACCCAGCGTGGCCACCTTCACCGCATTTGCCAAGCAAGTTCCGGTCACCGGCGGTGTGGATGCCAAGGTGCAAAGCAATGTGGCGCTGCGCATCACTGGCGCGGTCACCTGGGCCTAAACCATGCTCAACAAAGCTGACATTCTGGCTTGCCAAGACCTGCGCACTGAACTGGTATCAGTACCCGAGTGGGGTGGCGAGGTTCGCGTGCGCCTGCTCACTGCAGCCGAGCGCGAAGAAATTACCACCATCTGGGTGGCGCACAAAAGTGCTGACGATGCCACCAAGAGCACCCTTACACGGGACGCCCTGCTGCTGCGCTGCACGGTGGACGATGCAGGCCAGCGCCTGTTCGAAGATAGTGATCTTCCCGCTCTCAAGCAAAAAAGCGCTATGGCCATTGCTCGCGTGGTAGATGCTGCGCTGGCACTCAACGCCATGGCGTCGGGAGCGGTGGAGGACGCCGCAAAAAACTAGAGCGCCGGCCAGACCGGCGCTTCATGTTCAGGCTGGCTTGCCAGTTGGGCTGCACTGTGGCCGAGCTCGGCATGCGGATGTCAAGCGCAGAGCTGACCGAGTGGCAGGCCTTTTATATGCTTGAGCCGTGGGGCATGGAGCCTGCTGCGCTCAACAC